ATCTTCATCCTTTCTCGGAGGGGCCGTTAGACGACGAATTAGGGGCCAATGAGGCGATCCGACAGTTATCTGGCCGGATTGAGCCGAGGCTGATTACGCCGAGCGTTACAGATTTGAGTCTTGGTCCTTCCCTGGCCGAGTGGGGACGCCGGCACATGGGGATTGACCTTATGCCCTGGCAACGGATTGCTTTGGACGGCCAGTTGGCGGTTGACGACAAAGGCGACTTCCTGTTTCGTGAGTCGTTGGTCAGTACTGCTCGGCAGCAGGGGAAGTCGGTAGCGTTGCGAGCGTTGGCCGGCTGGTTTCTAGCGGATGAGGCACGACGACGGGGCCGGCCGGTCAACGTTCTGCTGGTCGCCAACAAGCTCGACCGCTCCATGCCGATGTTCCGCGAGTTGGCGCTGTTCCTCGAGGATCACTTCGGCGCCCAATGCCGTTGGGCCGCCGGTTCCCAGCAGGTCACCATGCCGGACCGATCTACCTTCCGGGTCGCGGCCGCGAAGGACAACGTCCACGGCCTCACTCTTGACCTGATCCTCGTCGACGAGATTTGGGACATTGCTCCGTCGGTGATCTACGACGCGCTGCGGCCGTCCATGATCGCCGTCAAGAATCCGCTGATGTCCATGTGGTCGACGGCAGGCGATCAAGGGTCTGCGCTCATGCTCGGCCTTCGTGAGCAGGCAATCGCCGCGATCGACGCCGGTAAGCCTGGTCGCTTGTTCTTCGCCGAGTGGTCACCGCCGCCGGCCGTGAACCCTGATGACCGCCGCTGGTGGCCGTGGGCCAACCCGGCCCTCGGCACGACCGTCACCTGGGACGCGCTCGAGGCCGCCGCCGAAGGCGCCGACCGCGCCGCGTTCCTGCGCGCCCACCTGAACCTGTGGGTGGCCGCCACGAAAGCCTGGCTACCGATCGGCACCTGGGACGGCCTAACCGTTGACGAGATACCGGCCGGTGGCATCCTGTCGGTCGACAACTCGGTCGACGAATCCCGCTACGTCGGCGTCCGAGCCGTCAACGACGGCGGCATCATCAAAGTGGCAGTCGAATTCATCGTCCAATCAGCCGACCAATGCTGGGACGCGATCGCCAAAGTGCTGACCGACCCGGCGGTACAGCTCACGCTCACGCCCGGCCTTGAGGCGCTCATGCCGCACCACCTCGAGCGTCGAATGTCGATCGTCGGCTACGGCGAACTGCTCAAGTACACGCCCATTGTCCGGGCTTTGATCCTTGAGGGCCGGCTCCGGCACGACGGATCGAACGCCTTGGCGGAGCACGTTGGCCGTGCCGTCGCCGTCAAGACCCAGAACTCGACGGTGCTGTCGTCCCAGAAGTCGCCCGGTCCGATCGAGTTGGCGCGCTGTATGGTGTGGGCCGCCGCGATCGCCGCCCGACCCGCCCAACGCACCAAACCAGCGTTCGCATTTAGGTGATGCTGGACTTGTCCACAGGTTGTGGATAGCATCCCGGTCAATGGCCCTCTTTGGCAGCCGCACCACCAAGCCCGCGTTCGGCGCCGACATCAAGGCCGCCGCCGGCGCCGCACAGCAGGCAACGATTAATGCCACCTACACCTACACGGTCGGCACCCAAGAACTTCGCGCTCTACAACTGCCGACGGTGTCTCGAGCGCGCGACCTGATCGCGTCCATGATCGGCTGCTTGGATCTTCGCGCCTACCGCCTCGCGTGGGATCCGCAGGAAGAGGAATACGAGAAGATCTACGTTGAGGGCGAATCGTGGTTCACGCGCCCTGATCCGGCCGTGACTCGCAACTTCATAATGGCCAACACGTTCAGCGATCTGCTGTTCTACGGTCGCGCGTTCTGGCTCATCACCGGCCGCTACTCCACCGGGTTCCCCGCGTCGTTCAAGTGGCTACCGGCCGCCAACATCACCACACTCGACCAGTCCGGCCCGGCTTGGTTCCAGCCGTCGGATCAAGTTCAGTTCAACGGCGTCGACGTCGACAGCCGCAACCTGATCCAGTTCCTGTCGCCCATCATGGGCATCGTCTACTCGGGTCAGGCCGCGATCGACACCGCCTGGAAACTCGATAACGCCGCCCGCCGTTTCGCCACCAACGAAATCGCCGCCGGATACCTCCAGCAGCGCGGCGGCGAACCAATGTCCGGCGAAGATCTTGGCGAACTCGCGGCCGCGTGGAGCGCAGCGCGTCAACGCAACGCAATCGGCGCCCTCAACGAATTCGTCGAATGGAAAGAATTCGATTCCGACCCTTCCAAACTCCAGCTGGTAGAGGCGCGTCAGTATCAGGCCCTCGAGCTGGCGCGCCTCGCCAACATCCCGCCCTACCTCGTCGGAGCACCAACCGGCACCGGCATGACCTACCAAAACGCGCTCCAAGCGCGCCAAGACCTGTACCTATTCGGCGCCAAGCCCTACCTCGACTGCGTCCAAGAGACACTCTCGGGCAACAACGTGCTCCCGGCCGGTAAGCACGTCGAATTCGACCTCGACGACTATCTCGGCGACAACGACCTCGTCGAATCGCCACTCGTCACCACACCAACGTCCGATCGTATGTACGAGGACGATCAGGAGGACTCCAATGTTGAAGCTCGTCGCCGGTAACTTCACCGTTGACGCGGCCGCCAACGACGGCCAGCCATCACGGTCCATCACCGGCCTCGCCGTACCGTGGAACGTCGCCACCACCGACAGCCTCGGCACCAAAGTCAAATTCATGCCAGGATCGCTACCCGAGGACGGCAGACCGCCCCGTCTACTTGAGGCCCACGATCCGGCGAAGGTGCGCGGTCTTGTGACCGAACGAGTCAACACATCCGAAGGGATGATGTTTACCGCGCGCCTCGCTACGACACGCGACGCCGACGACACAATGGCGCTGCTACTCATGGGCGCCTACGACTCCGTCAGCGTTGGCGTAGTACCCACCAAATTCTCCTTCGACAACGAAGGAACCATGATCGTGGAGGAAGGTCGCTGGACCGAACTCTCGATCGTTGCCGAGCCTGCCTTTGAGCAGGCCCGGATCGAAAAGGTCGCCGCCTCAAGCCCCGAGCTCGAGGACGACACGCCCGACGAAGAACCCACACCAATCGAGCCCGAGGAGGACTCAATGAATGAAGCAACCCCGGTCGAGGCCTCGGCACCGGCCATCATCCCCACCACTCCGCTCTATGCGGAACCCAAGCGCGCCTTCAAGTTGCCCACTCCGGGCGAATGGATCGCCGCCGCCTACGAAGGCGGTTCCCGTTTGGCCGAAATGAACGCGAAGATCCTGGCGGCCGCACCCGACGTCACCACCAGCGACCTCGACGGAACCATGCCGACGCCGGTGCTCGGACCGATCTACAACAACTTCCGCGGCCTGCGCCCGGTCGTTGACGCAGTCGGAACTCGCGCCATGCCGCAGGGCGGCAAGGTGTTTATCCGTCCCGTCGTGACCACCCACACCTCGATCGGCACCGTCACCCAGGGCACCACGATCACGGCCGGCACGTTCGTCGTCGACGACGTCCAGATCACCAAGGCGATCTACGGCGGCTACGTCGAGCTGTCCGAAGCGTCGATCGACTGGTCAAGCCCGGAAGTGCTCGGCGCACTAGTTGACGACATGGCGCGCATTTACGCGAACCAGACCGACGACGTCGCAGCCGATGCCCTCGTGGCCGGAGCCACCAACACGCTCAACTTCGACGACGCCGACTTCGGTGACGCCGCCAAGTGGGCCGAGTTTGTGTACTGGGCCGCCGCCGAGATCATCAAGAACTCAAACGGCAACCTGCCGACGCACATCTTCGTCGACACGAACATGTGGCAGCGCCTCGGCCGTCTGTCGGACACCTCGAAGCGTCCGTTGTTCCCGATCAGCGGGCCGATGAACGCATTCGGCTCGATGGAGCCGACCTCGTACGAAGCGAACGCCTTTGGCCTTCGCGTCGTCGTCGACCGCAACTTCGCGGCCAACACGCTCATCATCGGCAACGCCGACGGCTTCGAGTGCTGGGAACAGCAGAAGGGCGTTGTCTCAATCGAGAACCCGAGCCTCCTGGCCCGCACGATCGCCTTCCGCGGCTACTTCGCGCCGAAGATGATCGACGCCAGCAAGTTCATCAAGGCCGTCATCGTCTGATAGACGGCCACCGAGGGAGTAAGAATCATGGCGACGTTTTCCATCACTCACCGCATGAGGTTGGACGACGTCGTCGTGATTCAGACCCTCACCGAGACAGACATCGCAGTCGGGCAGTCTGTAACGGTGTCGGGACTGGGGAACGGCATGGACGGCACCTTCGTCGTCGTAGCCGTCCCCCAGTTCCTCTACACCGGCCTCAACTACCAGGGAGACATGACGTACAACACCGACGTCATCATCCCGAACCAGTTGGCCTACATCGACAGCGGCGACGTCGTCGACCGCGATTCGGCCGACCCGTTCGGCACCCTGACCTGGTCGATCAGCTGTACCTGGACGACATCGGGCAACGTCACCGAATTCCTCGGGATCGCAGCCGCTACCGCCAACGACACCGCCTACATCGCCACTTGCGTCGCAGCTGCGAACGCTTGGGCGTTCCGTAAGCGCGTCGAGGCCGGCTACACCGACGCCGCCGGCACCAGTCCCTCGAGCGACGTCACCCTCGGCGTCACGCTTTACGCCGCCGCCCTGTACCGCGAACGCGGCTCAATCGACTCGTTCCAAACGTTCGAAGCCATGACGCCGGCTACCACCGGCTTCAACATGGGCCGAATCCACCAACTGCTCGGCATCAACAGGAGCCAGGTGGCATGACATGGCAGCCACAGGGATCTTCGCCGAAGCGCGTGACGCCATCGTCACACGCATCACAAACCTCGGCCTCAAGCCAGTCACCGATCCACGCAACGCCCGGCCGCTCACCGTGTTCGTCGAGCTGCCGACGTTCACCAGTTTCACCTACAACGTGGGCGATCTTACGTTCACCATCCGCGTCCTGGGAGCCCCACCCGGTAACCAAGACACAGCCGACTGGCTACTCACAACCATCGACACACTCATGGCCGACCAAGGCCTCGCAGTCGTCGCCGGCCAACCCAGCCTCGCAATCATCGGAAGCCAGGAACTCCCGGCCTACGACCTCACCGTCCGAATCGCCAGCAGGCGAAACTAGAAAAGGAGCCTAAATGGCCACCACAACCTTCCTGTCCAACGCCACCGTCGCCATCGGCGCCGTCGACGTATCGGACCAGGTCCAGTCCGTCACCCTCACCACCGGCTTCGACCAGCTCGAAACCACCGCGATGGGCGACAGCGGCCGCAAATACACCAAGGGCCTGCAGTCCGTCGACGTCACCCTCACCATGTTCAACAGTTACGGCGCTGGCGAAATTGAAGCCACGCTGTTCGACGTGGTCGGCGACGACGCCGTGACCCTGGTGATTTCGCCGTCGGGCACCACCGAGTCTGCCTCCAACCCGGAGTACACGATCACCGGCGCATTCCTCGCATCGTTCACGCCTATCGCCTCGAGCGTCGGCGAACTGTCCATGGTCAACGTCACCTTCACCGGCGGAACGTTCGCACGCGACATCACCGCACCCTGAACCCAACCCAATTAGGAGCCCGACATGATTGGAATGGATCTCAAAGTCGTCATGGTCGACGGCGCCGAACACACGGCACCGATCACCTACGGAGTGGCTTGCGCCTGGGAGGACCACCACCCAGGCGTGAGCATCACCTCCTTCCTGCAAGACCCGAAATTCAAACAACTGGCGTATCTTGCCTACGAGGCGATGCGGAAGGCCAAGATCACCGTCAAGGTGTGGCCGCAGTTCATCGACACGCTCGAGGACGTCCAGTTCATCCCAAAAGAACGCCAGGAAAAGGACCAGCCACAGTCAACCTGATCGCCAGCCTCGCCATCCGCACCGGCATCAGCCCGGTCGACCTGCTCGAGACACCGCCAACGATCATTGACGAAATGGTTCGCCTTCTGGTCGAATCAGACCAAGAACGGAGGCAACCATGAGCATCGAAGTCACCGGCCTCAAGGAAACCCTCCGCGACCTCAACAAACTCGACCCGGCCCTCCGGCGCGAAATCGGCAAAGACATCCGCAACGTCGTCAAACCAGTCGCCGACACAATCAACAGCCGCCTACCTGGCAGCGCACCGCTATCCGGCATGAACCACGGCGGCCGCACCGGCTGGTCACGCCGCAAACCCGTCGCCGTCAAACTCGACACACGCAAACCACGCAACTACCCAGGCCGACCGTTCTACGACATTGTCAGCGTCGTCCGAGTCGGCACCAAAGACGCACCAACCGCGATCGTCGACATGGCCGGCAAAGCTGGCGGCAGCAGCTCAAGGCGCGCCCCACAGTTCCGCCGCCCGAACTTCGCCACCGCCCTGTCCAGCCGTCTTGGCCCTCCGTCCCGATTCATGTGGCGCGACATCGACAACCAGGTCGAACTAGTCGCCCGTGAACTGGAACCGATCATGAAGCGCGTTGAGGACGAAATGAACCGCGATCTAAAGATGAGGTACTAGTGGCAATCAACATTCCCATAGTCAGCGAGTTCAACGCAAAAGGCCTCCAAGACGCCCAAAACGCTTTTAGCAATTTCCGCACCAAGGTCGGCGAAGCCGAAGGCGCCATGGGCAAATTCAAGGCCGGTGCCGGAGCTGCACTGGACACGATCAAAGCCAACGCCGGTCAGTTCGCCGCCGCGGCCGGCGCCGCCATCGGCGCGTTCGCCGTCAAAGCCATCGGCGAATTCCAAGACCTTGCTCTAGCCGCCGACAAATTCGCCAACGCCACCGGCATCGCCGTCGAGGAAGCATCAGCGTTCATCGAGGTAGCAGGCGACCTCGGCATCGAAACCGAAGTCCTGCAAAAAGCCATCAACAAGATGAACCTGGCGATCGCCAAAGGTTCCGACGAATTCGGCCAACTGGGCGTCGAGGTAGCACGAAACGAACGCGGCCTCGTCGACAGCAACGAAACCTTCATCCGCACCGTCGGCGCCCTATCCGACGTCAACGACTCGACGGAACGCGCCCGGCTAGCCGCCGCAGTGTTCGGCAAGTCGTGGGGCGACATGAGCGAAATCATCAAAGGCGGCGCTCCGGCGCTTCGTGCCGCCATCGCATCCGTGTCCGACGCCAAGATCATCGACCCGAAAGAAGTCGAACGCGCCAAAGAGCTTCGCGCCGCCCAAGACGCCCTCAAAGACGCTTTCGAGGACGTGACTTTGGCCGTCGGCTCCGCCCTCGTCCCGGCGCTGGTCAAACTGCTGGAAACAGCGCAAAAGTTTGGTGATCTGATCTTTGGTGGCCCAGTCGGTAAAGGCATCGACGTTTTCGGCAAGGGCGCTCGAATACTGACCGACGCCCTCAATCCACTGGACTCGGTCATGGCTGGCGTCAACCGCATTAGCGACGAAACCGCTTCAACATGGGAACGCGGCTACGGCGCTATCCAAACCCTCGGCAGCGTCATACCAGGCGTCAACAGCGCCCTCGACTCGCTAGGCGGATGGCTATTCGGCACCAGCAAAGAAACCAAGCGTGTCTACGACGCCACCGAAATCCTCAACAAAACATGGGCCAAGTCATATTCGGCAGCACAAGAAATGCGGTACGCCGGTCTCCGCCTCGCCAACGCGATCCGCGAGCTCGACGACGACACCAACGGCCTCATCGACACATTCGACGCGCTACTCGGTCAATTCGAACGTGAGGAAGCCGTCGACGGCCTGACCGACGCCTTTCAGACCTACCAGGCCACCGTGCTTGAGGCGCTCGGCAAAGGCACACCTGAAGCCGCAGCTGAAGCGGAACGCGCCATGCGAAGCCTGGTGCGTGAAATGGCGACCGTCGCCAAGCAGGCGCAACTCACCAGCGAGGAACAGGTCAAGATCGTCGCCCTGCTTGAGAAAGGCCAGTATGACCTGGCTTACGCCGAGCTGCTGCGCCAGTTGGCCGAGGTGCCGCGCCAAATCCCGATCCAGTTCATCGGCTCGGTCAGCGGTATCCCGGTTCCGGCCGGCCAAACCCCGTCGGAAACGATCGGCGGCGGGTTCCCTGGCACCAACCCGATGCTGCCGAAACCGCCAACAGTCGCACCATCGCCGGCTCCCAAACTTCCAATTCGAGGCAAATTCTCCGACGGCGCGATGGCCATCAACGTCAACGTCCAAGGGTCCGTTATCACCGAGCTCGAGCTCGTCGAGTCGATCCGTAAAGGCCTGGTGAACGCCCAGCGTTCCGGCAAGCAGTTGGTCTACTCGAACACATGACGCTGCCGATCACGCCCAAAGTGTTGATCCGGCTCGGGCCTGGCGCGTCGTTCGGCGCCGTCTTCGAGCTCGGATCCTCCATCAACGGCATTCTTGGCACCAACATCCTTGGCACCGCCACCGCCCAATTCGCCGACGTCAGCGCCACCACCCAAGCCATCTCGGTCACCCATGGCCGTGACCGCGTGTTCGAGCAATACACCACTGGCCAAGCCGTCATCCAATTCCTCGACTTCACCGGCGACTGGAACCCGGAAAACACGTCCAGCCCGTATTACGGCCAAATCAAACCGATGCGGCAGGTCATCATCACCGGCGAATACTCCGGCACCGCATACCCCGTGTTCGCCGGATACATCACCAGTTGGGATTGGACGTGGGCCGATCAATCCGTTGACTACGCGATCGTGACCGTCACCGCTGAAGATGGCTTCCGACTACTTAACCTCGCCAACATCGAAACAGTCACCGGCGCCGCCAACAAAGACCTACCCGGCACACGAATTGAGCAAATCCTTGACGAAGTCGCATGGCCCGACACACTTCGCGACATTGACCTCGGCGACACCGACCTACAGAACGACCCCGGCACCCTCCGCACCGCCCTCGAGGCCATTCAAACCGTCGAAAACTCGGACCTTGGCGCGTTTTTCATGGCACCCGACGGCAAAGCCATTTATTACAGTCGCGCCACCCTGTCTCAAAAAGCATCCGGCGCCGCTACCACATTCTCCGACGACGGCACCAACATCGCCTACCAAGACCTCGACGTCAATCTCGACGAAACCGAACTGTCCAACGTTGTGACTTTCACCCGCCATGGTGGATCGCCGCAAACCGTGTTTGATTCTGCGTCGATCGACGAGTACTTCACGCGCACCTATGAGCGATCCGACCTGGTTATGGAAACCAACACGATCGCCCTGAACCGCGCCACGCAGGTGCTCGCCTACCGTAAACAGGTCCGGCTTCGTATCGACTCAATCACCCTGGACCTGTCCAGCCCATCCAACCGGATCGTTCCCGGTCTGACGCTCGACGTCGGCGACCCGATCATCGTCAACCGCGACATGGCCGCCGGAACTAGCCTCAGCCTTCGCATTACCGTCCAAGGCGTCAGCCACACCATCACACCCGACCGTTGGACCACCACATTCACCACCGCCTACCCGTTGAGCACCGCGTTCATCCTCGGCTCGTCCGAATTCGGTATTCTCGGAACCAACACCCTCTAGGAGACAAATGGCTACCTACCCGCTATCCGAGGCTTACGCAGACGGCCAAGTATTGACGGCCGCCAACGTCAACTCGATCACCGAAGGCGTCAACGACATCGCGTTCGGCGTGTTCAACGCCCAAACCGGCACTACCTACACGCTGGTCCTCACCGACGTCGCCAAGGTCGTCAGCCTCACCAACGCCGCCTCGATCACCCTGACCATCCCGACCAATGCCACCGTCGCATTTCCGACCGGCACCCAAATTCTGCTGTACCAGGGCGGTGCCGGCCAAGTCACGGTTGGTGGCGCAGGCGTCACAATCCGCAGCCAAGGAACCAAGCTGAAATTGTTCGGCCAGTACGCCGTGGCAGGCCTGCTCAAAGTCGGCACCGATGAATGGGTGCTGTTCGGAAATACCGCCGTATGATTCTCGCTCGAGCAGCAGCAACAGGATTCAGCCCCCAAGCAATCACCGTTGAATACCTGGTTATCGCTGGCGGAGGCGGCGGCGGATCAGGTGACGGTGGTGCTGGTGGCGGCGGTGGCGGCGCTGGCGGTTACCAAACCGCGTCGATCGTTGACATCCTGCTTGGAACCGCATACACAGTCACCGTCGGCGGCGGAGGAGCTGGTGGCAAAGCCGCCGGCACTCGTGGAACCAGCGGTAACAACAGCGTGTTCGCAACCGTCACATCGACAGGCGGCGGTGGTGGCGGAACGTTCACAACAAACATCAACGGCTTGAACGGCGGTTCTGGTGGCGGCGGCGCAAACTCAACCGGCGTCGGCGGCACCGGCACAAGCGGCCAAGGCAACAACGGCGGCAACGGCACGAGTCTTTCTGGTGGTGGCGGCGGTGGAGCTTCGGCTGTCGGAGCAAATGCTGTTACATCGTCAGGCGGAAACGGTGGCAACGGCACAGCGTCGTCAATTACTGGTAGTTCAGTAACTCGAGGTGGTGGCGGCGGCGGCGGAGCCAACCTGGCAGGTTTCGGCGCAGGAGGTACAGGAGGTGGAGGAAACGGAGCCTATTTTAGCGGCACCACAGTTTCCGCGACAAACGGCACTGCCAACACCGGCGGCGGTGGAGGTGGCGGCCGCCAACCAACCGGCCTAGGTGAATCAGCCAACGGTGGATCCGGCGTCGTCATACTGAAATACAGCGACGCACTCACCCCAACTTTCAGCGCCGGCGTCACACAAACAACAGCACCGCCGTCTGGTGGTTTCAAAGTCACCACCATCACAGCAACCAGCACCGCAAGCGAAACGGTCACCTTCTAATGAGCCACTTCGCCAAACTCGACGAAAACAACATCGTCACTTTCGTGA